GAGATACGCAGTGTGGTAAATCCAATAAGTGTCAAGATAGAAATAGTGTTGGCCTCACTTCCAGACGAAGTTCAAATAGTTTATGACGACCTGAAAATAAGAAATGTAACCTATACCAAACAGAGAATTTCTGCCAAATTGTATATGGATACTTTCTTAAATGTGGAGCTAGGAAGTGAGACATACAGCCCCTCAAAATACCCAGGACTATTCTAAACTCATAGGCATACCCTATGAGGAGAGAGATTGTTGGGGCATAGTAGTAGAGTTCTATAAGCTAGTATTCAATATCGAGTTATCCCCATATTATTCTGACGTACCTGAGTCTCGAGGCATGGCCCAAGCCATGGTTTATTCCGCTCGTAAAGACTTTATCAAAGTAGAAAAGCCAGAGTTTGGGGACATCCTTTTGATGAAGATGATGGGGTTTGAATCTCACATAGGGGTTTACTTGGGATCTGGAAAAATACTTCACACTCAATGTAAGACTGGTTGCGTCATTGATTCTTTCAGTAAATGGGAGAAAATCTTGGTAGGTGTTTATCGTCCCAAGGGCACTAAATGATTAACTTTAGAAAAAATCCGTTCTCTGAGGATTCTGTAGAAATCCCGTTCAAGCAAGGTGAGACGGCCAAAGACCTTTTGGTACGAGCACTAGAGTCCCAGGGATATGGTGAAATCACAGATGATACTTTAAAACATTTTCACGTTTTGATTGATGCGGAAATTGTAGAAAGAGAGTCTTTCGATAAGACTAAAATAGAAGAAACACACCGAGTACTTATTGCCCCAAGAATCTCTCGAGGGGAGGGGGCAGGACTGTTTAGGCAGCTAGGTGTTATTGCTTTCACTGTAGCGGGTGCAGTTTTTCTGGGGCCTTTCCTAACTCCAGCAGGGGGTGCAGCGGTAGGGTCTGTAGTAGGGACTCTGGTAATGAACGCCCTCATACCTCCGGAGCAGTTAAGTTTTGGTGGGTTAGGGAGTTTAGCTTCTTTTGAAAGTTCCCAGATGTACACTATTGCGAACCAACAAAACCAAACTAAAAAGTTTGGAAAGGTTCCAAGAGTCTATGGTACTCACAGGGCTTTCCCCTCAGTTGCAGCTACTGCATACACAGAGATTGAAGCAGATGCTGAGACTGGTACACTGGTACAAACATTCTATTGTATTTATGATTTTGGGTTTGGGCCAAACCAAGTAGGAGAAATTTTTATTGGGGATACCCTGATTCAAGATTTTTCCAATGTGGAGTATAGGCTAGTAGACTTAAATCGCCCCGCAGTCTCAGAAGGTTTCTGGGATGATTCTTTATTCTCTACTTTCCAACTCTATAAGGGGGATGTTGAGAGAGAAACTTTGTCGGTGTCCCTAGATAAAAACCAGGAAGACAACGGACCACTAGATGACTTCCAAGCAACTAGAAATGCCTCTGACAATGTTCAAGGGGCAGAGCAAGAAATATCTTTAGACTTTCAATGTCCTGAAGGTTTGATTGGGATTGGTACGGATGGTTCTAGTGCTGAAAGACTTATAACTCTCAACATCCAGTTCTCTAAAGTTGGAGAAGATATTTGGAGAGCCTATAACGACCCTGCTTACGTGTTCGATCATTCGGGGGCTGGCGGCACTTCAAGCAGCTCGTATTCTTCAGCATTAGAAATAAGACCACTCATCCCATCTAACTATACTTTGATAGGGACTCCTACTGAAACGTACATAGCCAGCTTTAATATATTTGGAAACACTACTCCAGCTTACATTCAATACATCTCTAAGTATGGATACCCTGCTGGAACAACTCAAATTGTAGGTAGAACAAATGATGCTTTGGCCGGGGATATTCTTACCAGAAACGGTGTAGTGCTTGGCACAGTATCCTCCGTATCTCCTAGCCCATTCCCTGGATTCTCTTACTACAATTTACAGACACCGCTATCCTCTGATGTGGTCATCTTCGAGTGGGGCTCTACCTCCCCTTCTGGCTTAGGCAATCAGGGAGTTATTAGAGGATTCAAAACAAAACAATCTGTGGCTGAATCCACCACTAATAAAGTGTACAGGAAGATTGGATCTTTCGGTGGTGCTATCATTAGAAACAAAAGCAACAACCCAGTTTACGCCACCATTAAATTTAGACCTAGGGAAGTAGCTCAATACAAAGTCAGAGTCACAAGAATATCTAGCTACTCGTCTAAAACTTTCCGAGTAAGTGACAAGCTTGTGTGGCTTTCAATCCAATCAAGATTTAATCGACAGCCAATCATAACTGACAAAAGACACACCTTCTTAGAGGTTAAGATTAGAGCAACCAACCAATTAAACGGAGGTATCCAGAACCTATCTGCGGTACTCACATCTGTGTTGCCTGTCTATGATGTAGGTACGTCCACTTGGAATTTAGAGCCAACTAGAAACCCTGCATGGGTTTTCTGTGATCTTTTAACTGGCCCGATGAATAAGAAACCTATTGATCGATCAAGACTTCACCTGGGGTCTATCTCTGAATGGGCAGATTTCTGTGATGCGGTTCCAACCCCTCCACCAAGTCAGACTTTCCTTGCCCCTAGATTTGAATCAAACTTTGTTTTAGATTTTGATACTACTCTCCAGTCAATGATTAACACATTGACCTCTAGTTACCAATCAAGCTTGAACATAATCGACGGCAAGTATGGGGTACTAATTGATTCACTAAAACCCGCCCCTGTACAAGTTTTCACTCAAAGAAACTCATGGGGATTCCAGTCTACTCGGACATATACAGATCAACCCCATGCCATGAAGATTCAATTCATCAATCCAGATAAGGCATGGCAGACCGATGAAGTTACTGTCTACGCTGAAGGATACGACGAAGAGACTGCAGTAAACGTAGAAGAGTTAAGCTGCTTTGGCTGTATTAACTTTGAGCAAGCTTGGAGATACGGAAGATATATGCTTGCTCAGGCACTCCTGAGAAAAGAAAGAATTGCCATTACAGTAGACTTTGAACACCTAGTATGCACTCGAGGAGATTTGGTCTATCTCACCCAAGACGCGATGAAGGCCGGGGGGAAACCTGCCAGAGTAAAATCAGTGTCGGGTAACCAAGTCACCATAGATGACGGTATTGAGACAGGCCCACTCAGCTATGGATACGTTTGCAGAAATGCCAGCGGCATCTACACAGATACTTTAACCGTAATTAACTCTGACACCTTCCAACTAAATGGATACATTCCATCGGTTGGGGATGTCATAGTAATCGGAGAAGTTGGAAAAATAGTTTTGGAGTGCCTAGTAAAGAGCATATCCCCTAGTAGGGATATGTCTGCCACTCTCGAATTGGTGGAGTATGCTCCAGAGGTATATTCAGCAGAATCTACTGACGTAATACCCCTATACAATCCTAACTTAAACACATCTCTCAGTAACGACCAATTAGCTCCTGGGCCAGTTGAGGATTTAGTAGTGGTAGAGAACACCTGGAGAGTTGTAGGTAACGACTACCAGTACTATGTTGGGTTGGATTGGGACGTACCTACAGGTTCTGCTTTTGAAACTTTTGAAGTTTATGTAGATAGTGGTGCTGGATATGAGTTGGTAGGATTCTCAAAAGCCACTGAGTTTGAACACATCGTAAATGAAAATAGTCTCGGCATCGAGCACGGATTTAAAGTAGTAGCAGTAAGTGCTAACGGAAATAAAATCCCACTCATCGAGGCACCTGAAGTATTTGCTACTCCAGTTGAAAAGCTGACTCCACCTAGTAACGTATCCGCTCTTTATATTGATATTACAAACCAAGTAATATCTTTTAACTGGCCCCAAGTTACGGATCCTGATTTAAAGGAATACTTAATCAGATATAGTCCGGTAACGGCTGGAGCTACTTGGGAAGTATCTATCCCCCTACTAAGAGTAGATAAGAATACCACCACAGCTTCTTACCAGGGTAGGACTGGGACTTACTTCATCAAGGCAGTAGACTTTAATTTGAATGAGTCTTCTATTGCTGCTAGTGCCATTACATCAATTCCAAACTTATTCGATCTTAACGTAATCTCTGAGACAAATGACTTCCCGACTCTTAACGGAGCCCTCGATACTGTGGAGACTGATGGGGTGGGGTTGGTGCTCAGAAGGCTTGCAAACGCTGGCCCAGATGCAAACAAGTATTACCCCGAGGGATATTACTACTACGAGAACTTCCTAGATTTGGGGGAGATTTACACAGTACGACTTCAATCTTTGATCGAAGCAGAAGGATTCACCGTTGCCGATTTAATGAGCAACTGGTTTACCCTTTCTGATGTTCTGGCACTATCCAATGCTGGGACAGCGGCTTGGGATGTGGAGACTCAGTACAGAGGTACTGACCAATTTAACGTGATGGCTGACTGGGCAAGCCTAGACATCATTGACCCTATTTCTGAGGGTGACCAGGACAACTGGACACCTTGGACTAAATTTGTAATTGGGGACTTTACTGCTAGGATATTCCAATTTAGGCTAAAACTTATTAGCAACATTCCGGCTGTAACGCCTAGAGTCTATGATGGAGTTATCCGTGCAGATATGCCTGACAGATTCGAAACTTACAATGATCTTAACGCTGGCCCGACAGGACTTACTGTGAACTATACCCCAGCATTTAAAGGCCCAGGCAATAGCCCGAACATTCAAATCACACAAGACAATGCCCAGCAG